GCCAGTCTTGGCGGCAGGAGCCAGCCCCGTGTTGGTGAAGGTAGCGGAAAGGGTCTTGTCAGCCACAGCGAAGGTGGAGCCGATGACACCTACAATCTTTGATGCACCTGCGGTGAGAACCAGCACTTGCTCAGCGGCATCCGCCAGCGTAAACCCGATGGTCACCATTCGCATACTACCTGCCGCATTTCCGTCAGTGTTCTTTGCGTTGAAACCAGTGAGAGTACCGGGGTATGAACCACCAGCGTTGCCGTCCAACCAATCCGTTTCATCAACGGGGGTTCCGGTTCGCATGTCCAAGTCCAAAAGAACCGAGACAGTCCCAGTGGAGAAGTCACCATCATCAAATGAAATGGTCAAGCCTTTTTGCGTTTTTGTTTCTGTTGCCATGTTTTTTCACTTCCTTTTGTAGTCGTTTCAACCCTCACTTGAGGTCACGGATGGAACCATGACCGCCGAAGAAAGTCGTCCACAGTTCACCCATGGTACGGTACATTCCCTCTTGGCCGAGGCGGTTGATGGCGAATGGGTCGCCAGTCTCAATACCGCTCTCAAAGTATTGGGTTGGAATTGCAGTGCTGAAGTACACATAATCCGTGTCAAGGAAGTACATGCGACTGATGGTGTCGGCCTGCACATCCTTGGATGGAATGATTGGAACACCGTTGTAGGTAGCCACAATGAAACCAGCCTCAACACCGGGAACACCTTTCACACCGTTGTAAGTGGGCGTGACTCGCTTTTCTTCCATGAATCGCTGTTGGCTTTGGAGGAGTTGCTGAAGTCGCATGAGCGTGTCGTAGCCCGTGAGCATGACCTTGGGGTTTCCACCACGAGTCCAAATTTTCTGGAACAGGTCGTCCAGTTGGTCAAGGGAAAGATTGCGGTCAGTACCACTGTTTTCGTTGTGTTCAGCCAACGACCACGAGTTTGCACTGCGGTCAATGGAGTAAATGTCTTCGGTAGAACCAGCGGATGCACCAACAGTGACACGGTCAAGGGATTCAAAGTCGTTCCCTGCAACAGTGGCCTTGTCTTGAGTGAGCATTCGGTTGACATGCTCAGCGTGGTGCTTGCCCATTTCTTCCTTGAGGATTGCACGAATGTCGCCCAATCCATCGTCCTTGTCGGACAGGAACATTGCGGTTTCGCTCATGTCAAAGGTGTGAACCACAGTCTTTGGCTTTGCGGCAATGTGCTGGAAGGTGGGCTTGGTGGTGTCGGGAAGGGTAGCGTTCTCAGCCACACCGCCGCCAACCGTGAAGGAAGGACGCTCGGTGATGACTCGCCAGCCACTTCGTTCCCAAGGTCGCTTTGGAAGGATGGAGAAGGCGTTGAACTCTTGGTTCAACTGGCTCCAAACCTTGCGTCCGTAGATGGCTTGGTAGGTACCAGCCGTCGTGGACAACATTGGTGCGTCAGCCTTCAGCAACTCGCTACCGGAGTAGGAGTAGCCCATAGCGTTGCCAGCACCGTAGTAGTAGCGTTCCATGTCTGTAATGTTTCGGATGTAGTCTCTTGCCATATTTTCACCTCAGTTGTATTTTCACTCTCCACGCAGTGTGCGGTGTGCGAGGGCGTGAACTTCGTCCCACCCCATGTTTGCCATATCTTGCGTTGAGGGAATGTCAATGGTGGAAGCCGACTTTTGGATGGTCGTACCTGCTCCTGCACCGATGTTGTCAATGCGCTCGGAAAGAGCCTCAATGGATTTCACGATTTCCGAAAGGGGTGCCCGTGCGTCAAAGGCGGCTTTTTCAGCCTCGGCCTTTGCGACTTCCATTTCCTCGTTGAAGCGAGTAGCGAAAGTCCCTTCAAGGTCGTTTCGGAAGTTTTGCTCCAAAGCGGCGGCTTTGTACACCTCGTAAGCGGCTTCAATGTCAGCATCGCTCACATTTTCGGAGTTGATGTAGCCCTTTGCCACTGAGACTGCTCCCATGGCACCCGCTGGCTCTTTGCCACCGGAGGCGGTAATGGCGTTGATTGCACCAGTTGAAGGAGAACCGTTCTCCTGTCCTCGGCCACGGACTTGTCCACCGAAGTAGTCAGCACCGTCAACGGCGTCGGGGTTGTCAAAGCCACCGAGTTGAGCCTTTTCAAGAGCGTCAAAGTGGTTTCGTGCGGCGAGGGTGTCCACGCCAGCCGACTTGAGGGTGTTCTCCATCCAAGAAAGGTACTCGGAAGAGATGACATCGGAGTATTCTCCTTTGTCCATGTACATCTTGTCGTCATCCTTCATGTGAACCATCTTGTCATGGTCCTCTTTTTCGTCTTTCATCTTCATTTTGTCATCCTCTTTTTCGTCGGAATCTTTCTCTTCATCGCCACCTTTCTTGGACTTCATGTGCTCACGGAGTTGAGGAGGAAGTTCCCCCTTCTCCATGGCATCCAGTCGGCTTTCAAGGCGTGACATAATTTCGGTCAAATCGCTGTTTTCGTCAGTCATGTTTGTGTCCTCCTTCAAAATGCGGAATTGTGCTTCGGGGTTGATACCCTTCTCACAAATCGTTACCTCGTGCAACTCCATTTTTGAAATCTCTTGGTAGTCGCCTTTCTCCATGTCGGACTTTCGCACTCGCTTGAATGCTTGTCCTCCAATAGAGAATCCACGAAGGTTGCCCTTGCGGATTTCAGCGGCCACTTCACGAGCCTTCTCAATGTCGTTACGGAGTTTAACAACAACGAACAGTCCAGTGTCATCCGTTTCGGATTTCCACATGCGTCCGTTGGAATCAATGTACGAGTCAATGACTTCACCAACTTGGATGTTGGAATGAGCCAACTGCACATTGCGGTACTTTTCGCCCTTCATGAAGCCGTCAAAGGCGTCCTTTAGGGCGGAGCGAGTAATAAGGTCGCCTTGCTTGTCAACAAGTTCAACCGAAGCGTAGCCAGCAACGACCAAATCGTTACCACTCTTGAGGAGAGTGATACCGTCAGTGGGTCGTTGAATGCTCAGCATTGAACTTCCGACTCCCTGTTATGGTATAAGAATGGTTCGTCAAGTACGAGACACCAATGGCTGGTCATTATCGTAATCTATAGAGAATCTTTCACCCTCATCAGTTTCTACTTGAATGTGGTTCAGTCGCTCGGTTTTCTTCTCTTTCTTTTCATCAGTAATTTTCTTCTCACCGTCAAAATCCGGCAAGGTGGACTCGTGGCGGAGTTGAGTTGGGCCACGAGGTGATTCTTGTGGCGTACCGACATCAATGCCCAGTCCTTTTGGCCCCGTCCATGTCATGCGCTCTTTGGCAATTTTGTCCAAGGCTCGTGTAATCAGTTCCAATGCCTTCTTGGTTTGATTGGGTTTGAGTAAACGATTGTCATCGTCTGCCTCAAGAACTCCCGCACTTTGTCGTTCAGTACGCTCTTTTGATGGCAGTTTTGGCACAACATCGTTCTCGGCTTCTTTTCTCACGATGCCTTCTACAAGCAAAGGAGCAACCGATGACCAAAACGGCATGAGGCTTTCAGCCAACACCACGGGATAATCGGTCTTGGTTAAATCACCCATCGTGCTTTTTGGTGAATGTACAAACCACACATCGCCTATTTCTTCCATGTCGTACACCACTGTGTCAACTCCCTTCAACACGATTTGAATCTGTGAGTCCGAGATTTCAATATCGTGTGGCACGAGAATCGGTGCGAATGCTTTGGTCATGAGGTCAAGAGATTCTGTGCTGGCCGCACCTTCCCCTTCGCCCTCTCCCTCCAACTCCTTGACTTGTACATTGTACACGGGTCGGTTCTTACGATTTTTCTTGGATATGCCCGTTATGGATGCACGAACAATGTCTCCAACCTTAAACACCATACGCTGGTTATGCGCTGTACCCACATCCATGTAGTGTTCACCGTCATGTTCCACGGCCCTGTTCCCAAGCCCTTCAATCTCAAGGATAGGGCCAGCACCCAACTGATAGGTGTATGGGCCTTTGCCACGACGGTCAAGAATAATGAAGTTGAAATCTCGGCTATCACGGTACAGAATCCACTTTGGATGTCGTCGCTCTCCACGCATGTAGGTGGATTTGTTGTCCCGCAACAGAATGTTGTCATGGTCGTCTTTGAGGCTCTTCACAGCATCGGCCAGTCCCTCATCGTCGGTCATGCGGGTATCGTGTGGACCGGGAACAATCACAGGTTCTTGGCTATCAAACTGCGAGCGAAGAATCTTCAACCGCTCAAACAACTGCATTTCGCCTACATTGGTGTCGTCGTAATTGATAATGTCAATGATGTTCAACTCTTCTTCGCCAAGAATGGCGTCAAGTGTGTAATTTTTGTCATTCATCTTCTCAAGGGCTTCCTTGGTGGCTTTGCGTAGCCCCTTTTTACGACCATTTTCATCAAACGCTGTAATTTCATCACCACTGCGTACAATAATAACTCGCTTTCCATCGTACCATTTACTCACAACCCACGAGCCACTGAAGCCACGAAGGTGTTCAAGGTCAGCCAAATCAAAAATGCGATGCATGGGACGAACGGCTGGACTCCATTTTGCATCATCTTCTTTGTTAAGCAACACATCCGGGTCAAGCAGTGAAGTGATAAGTTCAGTCATCTCGCTTGCTGAAATAGTGGTTGGAACCGTGCTGGCCGTTTCTGCTGTTTCCATGTTCATGCTTTGATGAGCATTGTTCGGGTACATGGGCGGAGGGGCGTTAGGGTAAACTTGTTGAACAACATCATTTCCGTGAACAACGCTGGCTAACTCCAAAGGAATGCTGTGGTACAACCCCGTGCCAACATTTGAACCAATGTGAATGGTGCCATCATCACCAAACTCAGCCCCAAGTGTAGGAGTCAACTCATACCCTTGATGCCACGCTCCACTGTCAAAGTTGTCCGTCAATCCTGCGTGTGCAGGTGAGGGAATACCCAACGGGTACTGCGACATGCCTGCCGTTTCGGGAATTTCAAAGTCGGGTGTGAACACACCCTCCTCTTCCTCAAGCACACGGGGGTCAAAGTGAACGATGGTATCAAGGTGATTCTTGGTATCGTTTGTTTTACGAGCCTTTGTTTGGCTACCGAAGTTTTTCGCACCATGAACATCACCTTTAATGGCACCGATGCCAGCGGCTTTCAAAGAATCTTTGAACATTTGAGGGTGAAGTTTCATTGCCATGGCTCGTGGAATGGCGTGAGAAAGATGTCCACCCCATGCCTTTTTGTCAGCCTGCTGTGAAAAGTGATTCATGGCTTCATGATACCCGTTTTCTCGTGCATGTCGGTAGAATGCCTCGTGGTCGTCTAACTCCTCTTCGGGTTTGTTCATCATTTCCTCATCAGTGAAATGCTTGAGGTCAAGACCGTCAATGTTCGGGATTTTACCACTGAGAAGAATGTCCTTGATTGATGATGCAAACAACGGCGTTCCCATTTCCGATGACAAATCAATGAGTTCTCGTGCTTTCTCTTTGGCTACAGGAGTGCCCTCCATGTTGAGGATGTTTAACACCTCATTGACGCTCATGTTTCCATCCACCATTTTACCATCTTTGGACAGGTGATTGGCAACGGTGGTGTGGAACGGGTTTTGCGCCGCAGGGTCACTATCTCGTATGGAAGCCTGCAAGCCGTAATTGATTGAAGAAATACCGTGTGCGCTGTGAGGCACCGACACGATGTAGCGTTGAGCGTCACGCATCAATTGATGGGTGTTAGCGATAAACTTCTCCGGCTCGTCGGGATTGAAGGCATCGGGGTCATGCTCAAGGTATTTTGGAAGAAGCACATCTCGTGCCACTTCAGCGATAGTCTGTCGGTGGCCACCGAACAACTGTTGTGTTCGGTCAGCGTCAAGTTTCCACATGGTGCTTTTGCTCTTCTTTTGTGCGCTTCGTTGCGCTCGCTCCAACTGCCGTGTGGTATCGTTAATTTCATTCATCAACGAACTCAATTCTTCAATGGGTGCATTCGTTGTTTGCTTTTCAGTCAACTCTTGATTTAATTCTTCAAGCATTGTTGTGAGTTCGGATTCTTGTTGCGAAGCGGGTAACATACCGCCGAATTGAAGCAAACGAGACACAGCATCCTTTTCGTCAGCCGCCATTGTCGTTTTTGTTTTCTGTGTCTTTTTCTTGGCTTGCAGTTCTTCAGTCATGACTCCCATCATGGAGTTAATGCCTGCTTTCAATTGCTTTTCATCCAACTCACCGAGTCCTCGTGCGAGCATTGCACGGTTCAATTCATCATGATTTTCACCGTGAATAAGATAATCTAAAATCTCCTGTGGGTTCTGTGTACCCAAAATCTTGGACGCTTGTGTGATGGCGGTCATTCCGTGGTTCAAAGACGGGTCGTTTAACACTTGATTCTTCAGCGTGTTGAATGAGAAGCCACCCCCACCCCAACGCATAAAATCCATGAAGTGTTCTTTGCTTTCCCCTCCACTGAACGCCTCAT